AAATAGGTGATTATTCTCACTGGTGGTTCGCCGGCGGCGTTGTAATGGGAATCGTATTGTCGATTGGTATATTTTATGCCGCGGTCGAGGTTCAAAATTAGTGGCAAAAAGAGGTACGATAGGTAATTATTCACATGGAAAATTAGTACAGTTAATTCTTCAGAATGTCGAAGAAGGTACTGGAGATATTACAAAAGTAACTGCAGGTACTGGACTCGATGGCGGCGGCGTCGACGGCGACGTAACACTTAATGTTGATTATGCTGGTGCCGATTCTGTTATTAAAGCAGCTACCGATGGTACGGGAATAACGGTGGCATCTGGTGATAAAATTTTATTCGTTGATGAAAGTGATGGAAGCGACACTGTTAAGTACGCTAATATAAGTCAATTACCCTCGCAAGTGGCCGGCTCGGATACACAAATGCAGTACAATAATGGGGGTTCTTTTGGCGGTATATCTGTTTTTACATGGGATGATACAGATTTAAAAATAGCCGATGACACCAAGCTTTATTTTGGAACTGGCGGTGATGCCTCTTTCGAATATGATGAAAATGATACCGATACTCTACTTTACGCAGGATCTTCTATAAGAATTAGTGATGATACTAAATTAGAATTTGGAACTGGCGGTGATGCTTCTTTTGAATATGATGAAAACAGTACTGATACTCTACTTTATGCCGGGGCTTCCATGCGAATTAGTGATGATACTAAATTAGAATTTGGTACCGCCGGCGAATCCCATATCCAATATCGCGAAACTGGTGATAATTATATGGTTGTTTCTGGTTCTTCGGCCGGCCTGGCTCTTTCTGGCTCAACCATTATAATGGATGCGCCGGATGGTGTGTGGGGTCATCAGTTTTATTGGACACATCATGCTTACCGAGATACTGGTACTGCCAAAATTTATATTCCACTAAATTCAACGGCTGATGTTTCCACTAGCTATTTTACAACTTCTAATTTTATGCAAGCTCATTGGATCGCGCCCTTTGGTGGTCATCTAATAAAAGTGATGGTGCATGCGCAAGGGGTCACAACCCCGAGTACTATTCATCCAGGCTCTACAGTGGTGGGGCTACATATAAATAAAAATACAACAGCCATAGAGACTCAAACGGAAGATCTGGTAAACTCTACAACTGCAACGTTTTATTTTTCAGGGGACGCTGTTTTTTCATCTGGAAATACTTTGGCTATCAGCATAGATCCTACCAACAAGATGAATGATACTCTTGTCGTTTGTGTTTGGAGATATGACACCAGAACATGAATGATAAATTAAATCAAATAGCTGCTATTGAGAAAGCTATTCGTCAAAAATATGGTAAAGAAGCAATCATTAATCCAAACTCGGAATGGTCCGAGGCCAAAGAAAAAGAATATCTTGAACAACTTAGAGAAATGAATGAGAAACAAACTTCTCTAGATGAACAACAAGAGAAGGTTGAAACCGATGGGTTTTTAATCAATAAAAAACTACTTACTAGGGAAACTACAATTTTAAATTGTCCCGTTTGTTCAAAAAGATTAAAAACAGTTAAAGACGATATATATAATAACAAATTTGAATGTTGCCACAGATGCTATATAGAGTATGTTGAAGGGCGAAAAGACCGCTGGCTGAAAGGCTGGAGACCAGGAGAAAAATAAATGTCACAAAAAGATTTAGATGTCGTAAGAGGAATTATGCAGGCAGCTGCAGATACATATGATGGCGCCTTGGATGATAAAGGTGAACCAATCAAAGTCGGCCTCAAGAGAGAAGAAGGCCATCCGGTTTTAGATACACGCGTAATGGATGGATTTAAATGCCGTGTCGACGGAGCCAAGTTGGTGATTAATTATCAGTCGGACCTTCTTTTAAGAGATGTTTATCGTGGCAATTTAGAAAATGAACTTGAACAAACGTTCGCTGACATTGTTAAGCATCTTAAGAAACAGTATAAAAAGATCACAGGCAAAGGCCTTAAACTTAAAGCAGATGGTGAATGCGATGCTTTGGTACAATCAACAAGCAGAGTTAGGGTTTTTGTTCTCGCAACCAAAATTTATTCTATTACGAGCTTAAAAGATGTTGAAAATCGTTTGGAGCCTAGCGAAGATACATTAGATAAGAATTTTAAGAAATTTTTAGAAAAAGGGTAGATGGCTTACAAATTAACCAGAGAACAGATTTTAAAAGAAATCGTAAAATCTGGTAAAGACCCCATTTATTTTATTAATAATTACGCAAGGATATCACATCCCCAACACGGTCTTATCCCTTTTACCACTTATGATTTCCAGTCAGAGTTGGTCAAGAATTTTAATGATTATCGTTTTAATGTAATCTTAAAAGCACGCCAGCTTGGCATCTCAACAATTACAGCAGCTTATGTTGCGTGGATGATGCTTTTTCATAAAGAAAAGAATGTTCTTGTTATCGCAACACAGTTCAAAACTGCATCAAATCTTGTTAAAAAAGTAAAAGCAATTCACAAAAATCTGCCTCAATGGCTCCGCATCTCTGAAATATCAATCGACAATAGAACTTCTTTCGAATTAACAAATGGTTCTCAGATTAAAGCAACCTCAACATCATCAGACGCCGGCCGTTCAGAGGCACTATCATTACTCGTAATCGACGAGGCAGCACACATTGAAGGCCTAGGAGAGCTTTGGACAGGCCTGTACCCTACTTTGTCCACCGGAGGTCGCTGTATAGCCTTATCTACCCCAAATGGTGTGGGTAATTGGTTCCACCAGACTTGCATTGATGCAGAACAAGAGAGTAATGATTTTTATTTGACAACACTCAAATGGGCTGCACATCCTGATCGCGACCAAGCTTGGTTTGAGAATGAAACCAAAAATATGTCACGCCGCCAAATCGCACAGGAACTTGAGTGCAACTTCAATATGTCTGGTGAAACTGTTTTTCATGCAGATGATATGAAAGTTATTGAAGAAAGCCTAAGAGAACCAGAATATAAAACAGGCTTCGATCGCAACTTTTGGGTTTGGGAGAAACACCAGCCCGGATCAACTTATCTTTTATCTGCAGATGTTGCCCGAGGCGATGGAAAAGACTATTCTTCATTCCATATATTCAAAATAGAAACGATGGAAATTGTTGGAGAATATCAAGGAAAGGCAACTCCAGATTTGTTTGCAAATATGCTGAACGAAGTTGGCAAAGAATATGGAAACTGCATGGTTGTTGTTGAAAATAACACAGTTGGCTGGACAGTTCTTGATAAACTACAGGAATTTAATTATCCAAATATATTTTATTCTTACAAATCCAGTCATGAATATGTTGAGCCTCTAAGAGGCGAAAGAAGTAACAACGCTATTATGGGATTTTCAATGACGTCAAAGACGCGACCATTAGTTATTGCCAAACTAGAAGAATTCATTAGAAATAAACTAGTTACGATATATTCAATAAGAACTTATAATGAAATGAAAACATTTATTTGGCACAACAGCCGACCACAAGCAATGCGCGGTTATAACGATGATTTGGTTATGGCTTTCGCAATCGGCTGCTGGGTTAAAGATATTGCTTTCGAGGTAAATCAAAGAGATATGGAATATAAAAAAGCTTTCTTAAATTGTATGCAAAAATCTGATACTATTATAACTACTAAAATTCCAGGCCAACATGGCTATAAACCAATTCAGAATGATGATATAAAACGACAGTATATAGATCATGTTTGGCTCTTAAAAGGATAATTATATAAATGGCTAATAGAAATTCAAATCCACACAATCCCCAGCATGAACTTTTCAGAAAACTTACTAAGTTATTCTCTGGTCCAATAACAAACTTCAGGCAACAGAACCAAAGAAGCAACCGGAGAGTACAATTAGACAAATATTCTTCTAGGTTTAAATCCACCAGTGGCCAAACTTTCAAGAAGTCTGAATATAACAATCGCGGAAATTATACTGCAAATTATTTAGCAAACCAAAATAGAGCAGAGCGTTATATTGATTTTGATCAAATGGAGTTCATGCCAGAAATCGCTTCAGCTATGGATATTTATGCGGACGAGATTACAACGTCAACTGAACTGACACCTCTTCTCAATATAAAAACCCACGATGAAGAAATAAAAATAGAATTAGATAACTTGTTTCATAATATTTTAAATATTGAATTTAATATATTTGGTTGGGCCAGATCTCTTTGCAAGTTTGGAGATTTTTTCTTATATTTGGATATTGATGAGAAGGATGGTATCAAATATGCAATTGGAATGCCGTCCAGCGAAGTGGAAAGATTGGAAGGTGAAGATGAAAATAACCCGAATTATGTACAGTATCAGTGGAACTCTGCCGGCCTCACTTTAGAAAATTGGCAAATTGCACATTTCAGAATTCTTGGTAATGATAAGTATGCTCCATACGGAACTTCAGTTTTAGAACCTTCACGTAGAATTTGGCGCCAGTTGACTCTTCTAGAAGATGCTATGATGGCCTATCGTATTGTAAGATCGCCTGAAAGA